GAAAACAATTTAAAAACACCACACATTTTGCAATTTTGCCCTGACTCTGAATCTGCTGATTTAATAATCATTTTCGTGCTTCCATCATTGCGTCAGCAATTTTATATGCCATTTGAGCTACAGCTTGACCAATTTCTAAATCTATCTCATCTGCTGAATACATCATTTGTGTGGTTAAAGCTGCGGTTGCAAAATAGTCACGCAATGTCATGCCAAGAACCGTATTAGAGTTTAAATTAGTTGGAAAAGCGGGTTGACTCATTTTCATTTGTTCACCTGTTTAGCTAATGTTTTAAGCATCTCAATGGCATCCTGTAGGTCTTGCATGGCACGAGGGTCTAGCACCATTCCCTCGTACCACTGTTGAAGCCGCCAAGATATTAGGATTGCTTCCTCAGTCTTGTTCATCAGAATGGCACATCATCTTCAAGGTAAACAATATTGCCTTCTTTGATGGCCCGATATGCGTCAGGTTTTTTTGGTGCTGGCGATTCATCAGACTTGCCGCCGAGCATCTGCATTTGGTCAGCAACCACCTCCGTTGTGTATTGATCCACGCCATCTTTGTTGACCCACTTGCGAGTAGTCATACGACCCGCTACAAAGACCTGTGAGCCTTTCTTTAAGTAATCGGCACATATTCCTGCCAACTTGCCAAAAGTCGTGATCCTGACCCATTCTGTCGTTTCTTTGGTTGCAGTCTTGTAACCGACAGCAATAGAGAAATTGCAAATTGCATTACCGTCAGCTGTGTAACGTGATTCCGGATCTTTTCCTAGCCTGCCAATGAACTCACAGCGATTATGATCGTTTGCCATTATTAAATCTCCCAGTTTGCTTTAAATTCGTCGTATGCTGCTTTCAGCGGAATTTGCTGTTCTTTAAGACAAGACACCCAAGCCTCTTTAAAAATGTCTTTTAAGTTTTCGTAATTGACTGCCGAGGCCATCAATGCTTTTGTGTGATCCAGTTCGATGCCTTTAGGCTTTTCAACCTTTGGCGCAACCTGGTGCGTTTGAGCGTCAGCATCGTTATCGCCTTCAGTTGGGATGCAAAAGGATTGCATACAAGCATATTTGTAAGCCGCTGACATGGCTTTGTTCGTGGCCTTGTCACCGCTATCCATAGCCTCGCCAAACGTTTTAATTGTGTGCTTGCTACCGTCAGCTGCAACTAGGTCAAACTCGACCTCAACGGTAATGTAAAACAATGCGCCGCCAGCTTTGCTTTGACGCTCAACTGATTCTCTATGTAAGACTCTAGGAAGTATGCACAACCCATGCTTTGCTAAGAATGGTGCAAGAGCGTTATACACATCGTCGATACCTCTAAAAGCGTATCCAGAGCCTTGTGTGTTTTTACGGTCTTTTGAGATGCCTTGTGTAGAAAGGTCTTTTTGTACTGCAGAAATTGCTTGGTAAACGTTCATTTATGCACCTGTATGTAATCCTGACGGGTATGTCAGTAGGTAGATATTAAGGTATCTAAACAAATAACGCAAGCGGAAAACTCGATAACAAAAAAATAGTTGAGTTTCTTTGACAATAAATGTTAAGATGGCTACATGGAAAACATAGAAATCATACAAACTTTAGGCGGTACAACAAAGGTTGCCAGGCTGTGCGGCGTGAGTGTGCCAGCGGTATCCCAATGGAAAGCTAACGGTATCCCTATGGACAAGCTAGTTTTTATGGCTGGCGAACTGGAGCGACTGTCGGATGGAAAGTGGACTCGACGCAACGCTTTCCCTGACAACTTTACAATTATTTGGCCTGAGTTGCGTAAAAAACGAAAATCGTAGATAATTTATACATCCCTTGGTCGGGGTGATTAAGCAATAAGGCTTCACATGAATACTCAGTAGGTTATTGCACCTACCCGACCAGACCCCTTAAAAAAGGGTTGAGTATTCAGGTGAAGCCTTTTTTTTAAGGTTTGAGATGCACTACTATCAATTCAACATCGGTGATTACAACAAGCACACGATGCACTTGTCCCCAATCGAGGACATTACATATCGCAGACTTTTGGATATGTATTACGACACTGAAACACCAATACCCACCGATATCCCATGGGTTTCCCGTAGGTTAAGAATTGAAGCAGGAATCGTAAAAGCGATACTTGTCGAGTTCTTTGAACATACCGAAAACGGGTACATAAATCGTCGTGCAGACGCTGAAATAGCTAATTATCACGGGTTTCTTGATAAGCAAAAACTCAATGGAATCAAGGGTGGTAGGCCAAAAAAAACCCATGGGATACCCAAGCCTAACCCAAGCCTAACCCAAAATAACCCTAAACAAGAACCACTAACCACTAAACAAGAACCATTAAAAGAGTTAGCAGCTAAAGCTGCCCAAACAAAAACTAGCCAGTTATCGAAAGATTGGGAATTGCCTGACGAATGGGCAATATGGGCAAAAGAGCAAAGACCTGATCTTAATATCAACCAAGTTGCAGACGGGTTTAAAGATTATTGGATTTCTGAAGCCAAACGCAAAGCTGATTGGTTTGCCACATGGCGCAACTGGATACGAAAGCAACGAGCTGAAAGCAAAGACAATGAACAACCTTGGGTAAAGCAGAATCGTGAGTGGTTTGAAAGCGCAACTGGTAGAAAGCCAACATTTGAAAAAGATATTTTTGAAATGGAATCCACAAACAATTTACTAAGGATAAAAAAATGACAATATCAATTGCTGCTGTTGAGCGTTTGTTTGATCGCTTGTCTATGACATACGGTTCTGAATTTAAAAATAAGTGGAATGGTATTCCGTTAAACGAAGTGAAGTCAGCCTGGGCGCATGAACTTGGGATGTTTTCTGACAACCTAAATGCTATTGGTTGGGCATTAAAAAATCTACCAGACCGTTGCCCAAACCTAATTGAGTTTAAGAGTTTATGCAAACAAGCACCCAGGCCAACCACAATTGCTTTGGACGCTTCAAAAGCACCAATTGAACTGGTTGACCGTGTGTTGGCTGAAATCGTTGCAAAAGCGTTTAAAGCACCAAAGGATGAAAACGGCAAAATTGACCATAAGAGATGGGCTAAGAAACTTCGTGACCGCCATGTTGGGGGTGAAAAAATATCACCATACCAAATAAAAAGCTATAAAATTGCGCTAGATATGTTAAGCTAACTTAATTGAGCAAAACAACATGAAAAACAAAACAGACAAATTAAGCAAGTTTGATAGACCACCATTAAAGATAGTTGCGCCACCAATACGGTCTGGCAGCATGAATTTTATGAAATACCCAACACGCATGGCAAACACACTTTTTTACACGGACGGGACACATAAAAAGGTTGATGAGTTGGCTGGGATTAAAAAAAAAAGTACAAGAACCGATTTGTGATTGTTGTGGGCAAGTCACGACAAATTTAATTGATGGACTATGCGAGTGGTGCAGCAAATTCTATAGGGCGCACAAATGAACATTCAAAGAGCAATTGAAATACTTGAATCTGGCTTAATTACCGAACAAGAACAAGTCGAACTAGTAATAATTCTTTACAAAATTCAAGCAGATGAGCGTGAGGCTTGTGCGAAGTTGTGTGAGTCAATGGACGTACACCCTGCGTTAAATGTGTACAACGGTGGCCCTGATTGGTATAAGCGCCAAAAAGAATGTGCCGCAGCAATCAGAGCAAGGGGTGACAAGTGAGTTATATTGTTGCGTCATTACCGCCAATTAAGTGTTTTGTGCGGCGTGAGTTTTTGTATAACTTTGAAAAAGGTCACGGCGAGTTTGATGCTGCAATCTGGGTGAGCATTAAAGCATTGCGTGGGCAAGTGTTCCGTATTGAATCATTGTTGCCATCTTACGGTGCTTTATATGACAAGTTACCTATCCATGCTTATGTTTGGAAAACAGAACATGGCAATTTGCCAATTGACACTTTACAACTTTGGGATTGCATGGGGTATCGGTTTACGATAATTGAAAAGATTGGTTTGCGTAACCTTGGTGTGAAGTTTCTTGGTAAAGACAAAGAATGGCACTTTGGCAATTACTTGTTTACGGTTGATTTTTGCGCTGACAATATGGACGTAGATACTGGATTCACGGAACAAGCTGAAGAACACAAGAGTTTTAACTTTATCAAGTTAGAAAACGGGCAATTTGCAATACAGCCAAATAACCGATGCTTGTGGTATGACCAGTCGCTAATCCCTGCTGAAACAAGATTCCCTGATTTTCAAGCAGCAAAAACAATTTGGACAGTAGACGGGACACGTAAATGGTCAGCTGGTGACGATTGGTTCTACGACATTGGGGAACGGCATGAGTGAATACAGCCCACATCCTGCGATTGAGTACATTTGGGACAATGCGCCAGCGTATGCCAAAGCAAAGGGTGAACTAGCGCAGTTGGAAGCGTTTAAATCTAGTTTAAAAGCTATTCTTATGAAAGAATCAGGTGAAACAAGCATTGGGGGACAAGAGCGTGAGGCATACGCAAACCCAAAATATCAAACCCATTGCGATGCAATTGGGGCAGCAACTGAGCAGGCCGAGTTACTTAAATGGCGCATGACTAGCGCACAGATGCGGTTTGATGCCTGGCGAACGGAACAAGCAAGCAATCGACAAATAGAAAGGTTGACCAAATGATTGATTACAGCGAATCAATGATTAGACTGACGGCTTTAATCATGCAATACCGTAAACTGTTGCAGAAACAAAGCTATAACGCAGCTGCGGATTGTGCAATTGATATGCAGCTCATGGCGCTACAATTACAAGAATGGGCAGAATCAAAATGTACAGAAACCCCAAACTCTTAGTGGCTTGTCGAGAACTTCCATGCCAACTATGCGGTATTGAGGACGGGACAATTGTTGCAGCGCACAGTAACCAGTTGCGAGACGGTAAAGGCAGAGGACTTAAAGCAAGCGATTACCGCATAGCTAGTTTGTGTTTTCTATGCCATAGCCAGATTGACCAAGGCAAAGACTTAAACAGGGTTATGCGTGTGGAGTTGTGGGAACTGGCGCACAGAAAGACAATTGGCGAGCTATTTGAACGTGGATTGGTTAAATGCTGATTACGATGCAGTTACCCCTACCGCCAAGCATGAACACTTACTGGCGAAACTTTAGGGGGCGCACGATCCTATCCAAAGGCGGCAGGGACTACAAACAAGCGGTGCAGGAATATGTCACCCAAAACAATATCCCGAAACTCGGCAACCAAAGACTAGCTGCAATTATTAAGATTTACCCAAGGGACAAACGAGCAATTGACCTAGACAACCGTATAAAGGCACTCTTAGATGCTTTACAAGACGCAGGCGTGTTTGACGATGATAGCCAGTTTGACGAAATCACTATTACAAGGGGCGTGATTAAATCAAACGGTCAATGTACAATAATCCTAGCCACTTTTGAGAATGAGGCGTAAATGGATTATCCTGCCGTATTCGTATCGACGCTGTTTCATAGCGCAACAAACACGCATTTCATGCATTTGCAGACAGATAGTTATGCTAAACACATTGCGCTGGGCGAATACTATGACGGAATCGTTGAGCTAACAGATAAGTGGGCAGAGGCGTATCAAGGTGCTTACGACATTATCAAAAGCTATCCTAAAGATTTCCACCTAGCTACCGATCCGGTCAAATACCTGAAAAGCGTCAAAGTGTTTGTTAAAGACATTCGTGACGAATTGCCTAAAGATACAGAGTTACAGAACATTTGTGATGAAATCGCACAATTGATAGATAGCACTTTGTACAAATTAAAAGCATTTAAATAGGCAAAATAATGGACAATTTGCCTCAGAACTCAGATGCTCAACGCTTAGCAGAATTACTGCGGCAACAACAATTAGAGCAAATGATGCAAAGATTTCAAGTTGATGCGCCTGTTGACCGAGTGCCGTTAGGTATGGAAGATAGGCAACCGCTTACGCAATACAACATGAGTTCGCCTGTACAACTAGCTGGCGGTCAAATGTTTGATATTCCTGTACCGCAAGGCGTTCCACAAGGGTTTCTAAACCCACAACAAACATTTCAGCGTGGGATAAACATGACTCCACTTGGAATTAGTGGGAATATGCCAGTAGGTGAAGGTATGCTACAAGGTAATGTGATGGGAACAAATGTCGCAGCGCCAGGCTTTAACCGCACAGGCATTAATCAAGTGGGATTAGGTTACAGCGCACCAGTTGGCGGCGGCACATTGTCAGCAAATGTTAATGTTCCAACACAAGGCAACAATTACAACGCAATGTTGCGTTACAACAAATCGTTTTAACGGTGACTTATGAAAGCTGGATTATACGCAAACATCCTAGCCAAACAGGAACGCATCAAGGCTGGATCTGGCGAAAAGATGCGAAAGCCAGGCGATCCAGGCGCACCCACGGCTAAAGACTTCAAAGAATCAGCCAAGACAGCTAAAGACGCAAAGAAATGACAGCGGCTTGGCAACGCAAAGAAGGCAAGAACCCTGAAGGCGGTCTAAATGCCAAGGGTCGAGCGAGTGCTAAAGCTGAAGGCATGAACTTGAAGCCACCAGTTAAGTCAGGCGATAACCCACGCAGAGCTAGTTTTCTTGCAAGAATGGGCAATATGCCAGGGCCAATGGAAAAAGATGGGAAGCCCACTAGGTTAGCCTTAGCATTAAGAGCATGGGGCGCATCAAGCAAAGAAGATGCAAAGTCAAAAGCTAAGAACATCAGCGAACGCAATAAATAAGCTAAACTACCTCATAGACTTAAACTATCACAATTGGATAAGTTAATGACTCAGACTAAAAAACAATTAACAAATATCAAAGGTGCAGGCAGACCCAAGGGAGTGCCTAACAAAAGCACTACGAAGGCTCGTGAGGCGATTGCGGCGTTCGTTGATGGTAATGCACACCTTTTGCAAACGTGGCTTGAGCAGGTCGCTAATGACGAGCGATATGGGCCAAAGACAGCGTTTGACTGTTTCATGGCTGTAGCTGAATACCATGTACCCAAACTTGCACGAACCGAACATACTGGCGCTAACGATGGCCCGATTGAACTGGTGGTCAAGTGGCAAGACGGGAAGTAACGCTGCCGTATAGCCCAAGAGGTGCTTTTAGATCATTCCACGACAGATCAGAGCGGTGGGCTTGCTTAATCGCACACCGTCGAGCAGGCAAGACTGTCGCAGCAATCAACGACATCATTAGGGCGGCACTCATGTGCAAAAGCCCAAATCCCCTATTTGCTTATATTGCTCCGTTTCGCAGCCAGGCTAAGTCTGTGGCGTGGGATTACCTCAAACACTTTGCCCAGCCTGTCTTAGCGACGAGCAACGAGGCCGAGCTGACCGTTGAGTTAGTAACGGGCGGCAAGATACGTTTGTTCGGTGCTGACAACGCTGATGCAATGCGAGGCTTGGGCTTTGATGGCGTGTTCATGGACGAATATGGGGACTTCAGGCCATCAGTCTGGGGTAACGTCATTCGTCCTACATTGTCAGACAAGCAAGGTTGGGCTGTGTTTGCAGGTACGCCAAAGGGAAAGAACCAGTTTTGGCAGATATTTGAAACAGCAAAGAAAACGCCTGACGAGTGGTTTCACCTTGTCTTAAAGGCTAGTGAATCAGGACTGTTGCCAGACACAGAGTTGCGAGCTGCTGCGGCACAGATTAGCGATGACCAGTTCCTGCAAGAATACGAGTGTTCTC